TAGAGCTACCTCCAAGGGTAGGTCGATCAGGGAACATACCTGGATACTTCTTCTTAGTCTTTCCAGGAATCTTCTTAGGAGGCATGGCGAATCTCTTGTCAAGCTTGTTAAACAACTCCGGATGTGCTTCTTTGAGGGGAAGGTTATTGTGCTTGTTCCTCAACTCGTAAGCGTTAAGTTTCTTCTGTTCGGAGACAATCTTAGAAAGTGCAGCAACACCTAATAAGGGTAAAAGTGCTGGTGACAAGGCAGGGGGTTTAAAACCTTTAGCAACGGGTGTATAATTCAACCCAAGCTGTGCTAATTCAGTATCTATTAATGCTTCTTCTTGTGCAATTAGTCTAGCTAAGTCACTCATATGACATGTAACAATTCACAATTCTATTAGTATTCTGGTTTGTAGTAATCGTGGTCTGGCTGTGAAAATTCCTTAATATTGATGATATCTTTACCCAGGGCCGGCGTTCCCAGGTTATCAAACTCAAACTCTAACAATTGCTGCCGGTAAGGACTTAGTCCAAAGGCTTTGTGAAAGCTATGCCTAGCAATATCACAAACACCTTTCCCGGTGTAGTACATGTTATGAGTCAAGTTGACCATGCCGCACCTCCAAAGGGGGTGAAGTCGCATGTTGGAACTATCCCCCATGCGACACATCCACTTATAGTACGCTCCATACAACGGCATGCCATCAGTAAGTGCCAAACCACACTCCCCAATTGCTCTAAACCAAGCTCCCACTGTTTCGGGAGACACCAAGGTTGTCAAATCCTTGTTCAGTGACGTCAGTAATCTAACCATAACATACTGGTCACCACGATGGACGGGCTTCGTCTGACAGAATTCCACTTCTTCTAAAACATTGACGACGCCCTCTACTTTCATATCAAACCCAAGAGAAGAATACCAGGAAGGAACAGCATTGAGAAACCGCGAACGGTCAACATCTTCCATAAACACGGTAATATCATCTCCATTGTCCATCACTTCATGACGAATACCTAAAGTATCACATAAACTATAGGTCATAGCAACCATCAACACACAATTCCCTAGCGCGGTATCCATATCACCACTCATTCGACTGCCTCGTTTCTTATATGTCAGAAACCCATCTTTGCAGCTAGCACGCCCTTTGTTGACGTACATCAAATTCAAACAGCGCTCCAAATCATCTCCCTTTATAAACTTGCGGTACACTGAATGAGTGTACTTCAAAGCATCAACACTGACATGTTGATCAAAACGACTAGCATCTAAAGATATAGCCACGGGAGTCTTAAAGAGAGACCATTTACGATGTATTATATCGCCTGTTTGAGCAGCATTAAAGCCTTTGGCGACACATGGATACTTATACAACTTACCTAGAGCTTTATAAATCAGGTGTTCGGCAGGTTTGATATATTGTGCGAACAACAAGTTAAAACGCGGGTCTCTAGGCTGGATGACCCTGGGGGCAGGGTCAACTTTGACGGAAAAGTTTATTTTTTCCGCCTTAAGGAATGTGGCTACGATTGCATCATCACGACTAAAGGGCTTTTGCCTAAGGGAATCCAACGCTTGTTGGTAACGCGTGCGCTGACGGCCGGAGTAAGACTCCACAACCTGCTCCATCGTCCAAGCTTGGACTCGAAACGACTTTAATGCCGAATCGAACGGAGCCATTTTACTGAATGCATTCTCAATGGGCAATACACACTCAGTATGCTTTGCATCTCTATAGAACACGCGCTCGTTGAGACCCCTCTTTAGATTTTGTACGGAGTTATTGTGCACACCAAATTTTGCACCAGGACTACTGAACTCTACACTATAACTAATTCTAACTGGGTTCCGGGGGCGGGTCACCGCTCGAACACGTATGTCAGGGTGCAACACCGAATTAACGGCAGTGCAAACCCCCCATACGGGTTGAACACCCCTCACTGAAAACTTATGCGTTGGGCGGCGCACACTCGGTCTATGACCGTGCGCTCCAACCACATACTGGACCCCATAACTGAAAGTGACATCACAGATACGTTACTGACTCCCACTTCCCTCAACATCTCGCGAGCGGCTCTTTCACCCATCTCACGGTCCAAGGGAGTATCTTTACGAAGCCCATATTTACCTCTCAACAACATTGCTATTGAGTTGGCATATC